TTCATGCGATCATCTTTAACACCGATGCCGACCGAGTTCAAAACGCCTGGTCGCATGGCAACGTCCACATTGGCGATGTTACAGGCGCTTCTATTGCCTACACCTGTAAATACATGAACAAACCCAAAACGGTTTTCGCCGATGGCGATGACCGCCACCCAGAGATGCAGCTAGTATCTCAAGGCCTTGGTGCCAACTACCTCACCCCCGCTATTATTTCCTATCACCAGGCCGATTTAACCCGCCTCTATTGTACCGCCCTTGGCGGTCAAAAAATGCCTATGCCACGCTATTACCGCCTGCGCATCTATTCCGACGCTCAGCGTAAGCAGCAGGCTAGGAACGCCCAAAAAATGCAGATGGACAAGCTTCAGGAGCGACAAATCGCCCATATTATGCAGTATGGCAACCTTTCTACTTATTACCGCGACGAGTCCGAGCGAAAACTCGCCTATCTCGAGATATGGCGACAGCGGAGCAAACTCCGCAACCTGATTTTCTGACAGACCCATCTATCCGGTGCACAACAGAACCACCACCACCCCTCATTCATTTCGTTAGAAGAAGCGCCCCCCAGGGGCAAGACAGCGGGGCGAAGCCCGCAAGCCACAAAAAGCGTAGGTTTATTTGGAATTGTGAAAAATTTTTCTATACTTTGGAAAATGAAATTTTATTCCTCAAACCCACGCAAAATGGCTAAAAAACCACAAAAGGAGCTCCCAGAGCTCCGTACGTCCAGAAATTTCGACCTTTTATTAAGCGACATCGAGTCGCCAAGCTCGGATACACAGACCGTACCCGACCAAACCCCCGACCTTCGCACCCTTTTGGGTAAGAGACAGAACGGGCACATCGTGCCCGTATTGGATGGCAGGTACACCGACCAGCCCATCCCCGACCTCGAACTCATGGACGAAGTCGAAATTCTACAGTACCGTATGGACATGGCCGATACAATGGCCGACCTAGATGCGGAGCATCACCGAGTTACTAAAGAACTCGAAAAACGTCACAATGATGAAAAACTGGCCGCTCACGTGGCCTCAGAGCTTGAAAAGCTTAAAAAGCCCTCAGGTCAAGAGGGCGAGCAATAATCCATCCCTTGATATATTATTGCTAGATGACACCACGGTCATCTAAACAATACGCTAACCACCCAACAATAGTTAGCGTTAGCAAAGGAAGCAGACGGACAGAGTGTTCCGAAGCAAACAGCTACACGGACGAAGAGGCACGATGAGGACACGAAAGCAAATGCGAAGGGCAACACGTCCTGTACGGCTTCCGAAGCGACAAACACAGATGTTTTTTTAAAAACATCGAAAAAATTAACCAATTAATTTACACTAAAACAAAATACTATGGCTACAGATCCCTCCGTTATAGCCTCCGCCATTCAGGGCGCTACAGGCTTCCTCAATACCGGTATTAATTGGCTCAGCCAATACGGAGCCAACAAAAAGAATCAGCGGTTCGTCAGGGAAATGTACGACCGTCAAAAGGCCGATTCTCTAGAGTTCTGGAACCAGCAGAACACCTATAATTCACCTCAACAACAGATGGCCAGGCTACAGGCCGCCGGCCTAAATCCACATCTTGTGTATGGCAATGGCTCCGCCGTCAATACCGCAGGTGATATCTCTACTCCCCATGCTCAACCTTTCAGAGCCGAAGCTCCACAACTTGACTTGCCTCAGGCAGTAGGCGGTTACTTTAATGCCAAAATACAGCACCAGACACTCAAAAACCAACAGGCACAGGGAACAATGATACAGGCGCAAACCGACCTCGCCCGTGCTTCTACCGCCGAAAAGCTTTTCGAGACTGGTTACAAAACGGATACCAAACACATTCGTAGACAATACGATGCCGATAGAGCTAACCAACAGCACTATAGCTATTCTAACGAGATGAAGAAGTACGAGCTCGCCGAGGCTTTACAGGAAATTCAGATCGCCAGGGCAAAGGAAGACCTTGCTAATCTTGGTTCAGGCACTTCCCTACGTCAACAGGAGCTTAAGCTCAAAGAACTTCAATACAAGCAGGAAAAAGAGGCTTATGACTATTCTAAAGGCGGTATGCGCCTCAACGACTGGCTCAAGCTAGGCCTTGGTGCTGCCTCCACCTTTATGCCTCGCCGATGAAAAACTTTATCAACGTAAGAGGCCAATTAGTGCCAACCCAATTAAATCTATTCGATAACTTAATCATTAATTCTCATGAGAAGAAGAAAAAACAAAAAGCGTTCATTCAAAAAAGGGAAACGCAAATCATTCGGAAAATACACGGTAAGTAGGGGAGGTATCAGATTATGATTAACGTACCCCATATGCTTCACGAGTTTATCAATTACAAAGCCTGGGTTTTTGCCCAGGATTACAGAGGCGATTACGTGGAACTTTATCAGGACTTTCTCGCCTATTATTTTCAAACCTTAAAAAACAATTAAATGTCAAATATTTTTACCCAGGTACAATTACCGAAAGTACCCTCCAATAACTTTAATCTTTCCCACGACTTTAAACTATCCCTTCGTATGGGTAGGCTTATTCCTATCAATTGCATGGAATGTATCCCAGGCGACCGTATAAAAGGGCAATCAACAGTTATGATGCGCATGATGCCCATGCTTGCCCCTATTATGCATAAAGTCAATGTCGACGTACACCACTTTTTCGTGCCAAACAGGCTTGTTTGGGCTAATTGGGAAAAATTCATAACGGCAGGTGTACCCAATGAGGACACCCCTGCTGCACCCTACTTCACTGACCTTCATGTTATAGAGTCTGGTATGGCCGATTACTTAGGCCTCCCACTTACCCCTGGCACGCCTGGCACTGGTATAAAGAAGGTCAACGCCCTTCCTTTTGCCGCTTGTGCGAAAATCTTTAACGATTACTTTAGGGATGAAAATCTCGTGCCTGAGGTGCCCGAGCAATTGGTCGATGGATTCAACGACCATCTTCTTTTCAACCATGTGCAGCGCAGGGCTTGGCAGCACGATTACTTTACATCCGCTCTACCTTTCGCCCAGAAAGGCGAAGCCGTTACTATTCCACTTGGTACCACCGCACCTTTAGTTTATGATCCAGCCGATGGTCAGACTACTATTCAACAGATGTCCGGCACTCCTGTTGCTTCAAAATCTACCCTTGGTGCCGCAGGTTCTGCTTTTGCCATTAAGAATATTTATAATGGCCTCGATCAGATAATGAATATCAACGTTACCACCAATACTACCGCCGACCTTTCCGAAGCTTCAGCTATTACCATCAACGCTTTGCGTTGGGCGGTACGCCTTCAGGAGTTCTTGGAACGTAACGCAAGGGGCGGTACTCGTTACATCGAGAATATCCTCGCCCATTTTGGCGTTAAATCATCCGACAAGCGGTTACAGCGCTCCGAGTTTCTCGGCGGCTCCTCAAATCCGATGGTGATATCCGAGGTCATGCAAAATTCTGCTACCGAAGAGTCTACGACACCCCAGGGTAACATGGCCGGACACGGTCTTTCCGTTGGCAAATCCCGAGACGTTAATTACTTCGTCGAGGAGCACGGATTCTTTATATCTTTTATGTCAGTCAGACCTACCACTGCCTATCAGCAGGGCGTACCCCGCCAATTCTCTAAATTCGACCCTCTCGACTATGCTTGGCCTACCTTCGCTAATGTTGGCGAACAGGCCATACTTAATCAGGAGCTTTACTATGTGCCTGGCGGGCCCGACTCCGCTAACCACGGTACCTTTGGCTATATTCCTCGGTACGCAGAATACAAATACCAGCCTAGCCGAGTCGCTGGCGCTTTTCAGACTTCACTTGCCTTTTGGCATATGGGGCGTATCTTTTCTAGTGCCCCAGGACTTAACGAAAGCTTTATTAGCTGTAACCCTACCAATCGAATTTTTGCCGTTACCGGCGATACCGATAATTTGCTATCTCATGTGATGCATAGGTTTAACTTTGATCGCCGTTTACCTAGATTTGGAATTCCTACCCTTTAATGGCCTGCGACTTTCCCATAACCATAAAAAACCCCGCCGCCAAGATCGACCTCTCGGCGGCGGCCTATATTCCCGTGCCCTGCGGTACGTGTCCACGTTGCCTCGATAACCGTATTAACGGTTGGGTTTTCCGTTTACTTCAGCACGAAAAAGTTAGCGAAAGCGCCCTTTTTGTAACCCTTACTTATGGCACCAATGACGATCCGCAAGGCCATATTACACCTAACGGCCATCGCACCTTGGTTCCCTCCGACTATCAAAAATTTATGAAAATTTTGCGAAACAGCTACCGCTACCGCAAGATTAATCCTGAAACTGGCAGGTTTAAATACTACTATGATCAGGTGCCAAAAATAAAATATTTCGCCTGTGGCGAATACGGCTCTAGGCGTAAGCGTCCTCACTTTCATGCGATCATCTTTAACACCGATGCCGACCGAGTTCAAAACGCCTGG